GCCCCTCTAGTAGCCACAACTGATCTTTGGGGCCGACGGTCCAATTGGGGAATACATCGGCCACAGGCTTGACCGTATCAAGCACACCACGCCCAGCATAGGCCGTGTCTGTCTCGGCATAGGCGCCCGTTGCAAGGTTGTAAGCACCGTTTGCCGTTTTGGTGAGCGTGATTGTCTGCACCGCGTCCGTAATGGCAGCGGCAACCGCATCAAATGCTGCATCGGCAATGAGGGTGACTGTAGTTGCCATTAGCCGCGCCCCATGTGAACCTGACCGGCGCCCGCTTTGAGGTACGGTGCAATCAAGCCCTCAACCGCAACAATGCGGGGCGTTTCGCGGTATGTGGCATATTCGGTTTCTGTCTCAACCGGCCCCGCCTTTGATTTGGTGATTTTGGTTGCCCCGTTGCTTACAGTAGCAAATGGATCAAGGCTGTTTTGCTCAAACTGATATGCCAGTTCGCACTGCGCGTCCTTGATGTCCTGCGGGATAGAATCCACATCAATAGGCCAGCCGTCAATCAACTTGTCGGTGATGCGTGGCCAGGATCCGGTTTGCGTTTGGTATTGGGCAATGCCAATCCAATTCTTACGGTCCAGCCATTGCTTCGCCCGCCGTAGGTTTAGCTCGTGCGTGGTGTCATGGCCGTGGCCATTAAAGTTCAGGTCGATATTCGCAACAACATAGGCCTCATATTCGGCCAGTGTTGCGTAGCTATCAGTTGATGCCCCGCCGATTGTTGTATCAAGTGCCATTAATCAGCGCTTTTCTTTGTGCGGCCACGCTTCTTTGGGGCTTCCTGAACGACATAATCCCCGCGCTTATAGTCCTCGACCATATCAGGGTGAACGTCGGCCTCATGCCCGTCTGATTTGCGTACCATTTTAACTAGATCGGCCATTTGCGTTCTCCTTGGTTAATAGTGAAGGGGGCAGTTGCCCGCCCCCTCTGACAATTAACCCAGAAGCAACGCGATTGCGTCTTCTTTCCATGCCTTTGCCTTGTAAAGCACAGTCACGTCAATCATGGCTTTGTTATAGCCCTTGTAGACGCTGATCTGATAGACCATGCCAGAATGCGGATCTTGAACATTCATCACGTCAACCGCAGCGTCACCGCCAAACGGCTTCTCAAGTGGGCGCATTGCCAACTCAACAGCCGACTGGTGAAGCATAACGTTTGCCGTGTAGCTGTTGCCAACCGTGATTGCATCGTTATCCGCCTCAGCAGCGCGAAGGCCTGGACCACCGATGGTAAACGAACCGCCTGAAAGAGCAGTGTTAACCACATACTTGTCAGACGTACCAGCGAAGGTGACGATGTCGCCAGCGATGATTGTGCCCGAGCCAGTGTCAGCAGCAATGGTTGTGTCGCCAATTGCCGAAGACGCGTCATTCAGCAGGTAGCTTGTGCCAGTGCCTTTTGTGTGGCTCTGAACTTGGCCAGACTCTTTTAGCATTGCGCCTTGCAGGTTGAGCAATTCACCCTGACGCAGCAACTGTGAACCGCCAGCCTCGTTTACCTTTTGCAGTTGCGCAAGGTTGCGAAGGTTGGTGCCAGCAGCAGAGTTGACGATAAGCGATAGACGACCATCGTTAACAGGCATACCGTTGTCAAACAGGATTTGGCGGGCTTCTGCCACCGTATCAAAGTTTGAT